CTTATAAGCAGTTTTAACTGAGAACTTATGAAGTCTGGTTCCATCTATGTTTTGGAGCAATAGCCTCTTTCTATGGCAACTCTGATAGTATTCACGTAATTCAACCAATTGGAAGAATTAAGCGAAGAAACAGGGTAACCCGTTACTTCCTCACCTTTGTAGAAGAATCTTTTAGCGAATTCAAACGAGTCTTTCGAGACGAGTGTTTTCTCTTTACTGATTCCTATACCTAGTGAGGTCATAACTGAAAGGTAGCTAGCAGCCACCTGATCATTTCTTATTACCACGTCATCACCTAATATTCGGTAGTCTCTGAAGTCTCGTATTTCTACAAGAGCTGCTGAGTAACGAACTAGTAAGTGATGTGCGTGAGCAAGGAGAGTCCATGAAGAGTACAGGCCCTTAGGTTGTCCAGTTTTGTAGTGAAAATCACTACCCTGGTACCTAAAGGGTATCTGAACCTTCACAGCTTTCCATGCTTTGTAAGCCTCAAAGCCGTATGCATGATTGATTATCTGGGAGTATAACTCTTTCGGTATTCTATCTGTTGCGGCGGAGAGGTCAAACGAATAATAAGTTTGATCAGGTTGACCAAATGGTGCGATTGACTGACCAAAGGTCACATCACATTCTCCCCATCCTAGCAGCGCCCTTAAAAGGGCGTTGTGTAACGGTTTAAGAGATGTTTGTGACCAGTAGTCGCCAATTGCGATGACTCGCGATTTACCCTCGGTATCATTAACGATACTCAGACTTCTCAGTACTCCAATTTTGGAGGCTTTGAGACCTGGTACAGTTCTTTTACCTTGTTTTAATTCGCTTATCAAGTAGTTCTTATATTTCGTCAGAGCGGGTCCTCCTAATTTACCGATTGCCTTTTTAAGGCCAAAAGGTAGGTGAAAGAGTTCCTCAACTGATGTCTATATAGCTCTACCCATTGGTCCCATTTTGTTAGTTAGATGTGGAGATTTCCAATTTCCAGTAATGGATCTTAGAAATCTGGGACATTTGAATTGGACAAAATCGTTGAACCCTTTCATTACTTGTGGGTCGAATTTCGACTCATCGGTAATGGTTGAGGTGTCAACTTTATTCCAAGCTTGCAGTACACGTCCTACTTGTAGGATGGTCATTGCAAGCCTTATAGTGTCTTTATCACCACTTTTAATTCCGGTAGCTAGGCCTTTAAAGGCTTTGCTTAAACCGTCTTTATCAGTAGCGATAAACGCTTGAGATACAGGT